CAGGGCCACTTACTGTGGCATCGGGTATTACTCTGACAGTCAATGGAAACTTAACGGTGATATAGATGAGTACATTACAAGTCGAAAACTTAATAGGGCCAACATCTGGGTCTAATGCAAACAAGGTGATAATACCAAGTGGTCAAACACTTTATGCGGCAGGGCATGTTATACAGACTTTAACAGATGTTTCTGTTATAACTGAATCTACTACTTCCAAAGCATCTTCAAATTCCTTTGCAAATTCAAGTTTATCAATAACTATAACTCCAAAAAGTGCTTCATCAAAAATAATTGTGAGTGCAGTAGCAAGTACGGGTTCAAGTAATGGTGCAGATGGGTCTACTATTCTACGGATGATAAGAGATTCCACACCAATAGGTATTGGTAATGCAAGTGGTAATAGAATTAGAGCAGGAAGTGGGCGTGGTACTAGTAACCAAGATGGTAACACTATGCTTAATATACCACTACAAATAACAGACACACCTAATACTACTTCAGCAGTAACCTACACATTACAATTTGCTATACGAGGAACAGGCGCAGGAACTGCCTACCTTAACCGCAGTGGAAGTGATGCTGATAGTGTGGAGCATCAAAGAACATCATCATCTTTAGTGGTACAGGAGATCGCACAATGAGTACATTAAAAGTCGATAGCCTCGTTGAGAAGACCAGTGGCAATGGTGTGCATATTGCAGGGCATGTTATACAAACAGTGCAACAAACTGTCACTACAGGTAGTAATATAGCTAGTACATCATATACCGCAACTGGATTAACTTTATCTATTACACCAAAAGTTGCAACTTCAAAAATACTTGTGTTGGTAAGTCTGTCAGCAGAAACGTATCAGAACGGAAACTCTGGTCCTAAGTTTTACCTGCAAATTTTAAGGGGAACTACGGAAATTGCATTTAGAAGAAGTGATAGCTATGCAGGGACAGCCTCTAATGGGTATTACTCTTTTTCAGTACATGGAACTATGAACTACTTAGACTCACCAAGTACAACAAATGCTGTAACTTATTCCGTTAATGGAAAACTATCATCAACAGCTAATAGCACTAATCTTCGTTTACACGATGGTGGCTCTACCTCAACAATAACCTTAATGGAGATCGCACAATGACCAGTATAATAAAAGTCGATACTCTACAGAAAGCCAATGGTGGTACACCAACAGCGGCTGATTTAGGGATTAATACATCAGGTAATGTGTTACAGGTTGGTAATGCAGTTTTCACAGGTCACATGAGTATAGGCACTTATAATTATACTAATGTTACAAACCTAAGTGTAACACTTACACCTAAGTCAACAAACAGTAAATTTATATTATGTCCATCTCTCTCTATTTCTTGTGATTATTTTTCTATGGGCTTTCGCATACTGCGTGATAACAATACCCAAAGTGACTATATAGCATCAGGTGTTGAAAGTAGAACAGCAACAACAGCCCATATAAACCCATACAAATCTGGAGACACTGGGGGTACAAACTCTTACCAAGCCTTCTATATGAGTGGTGATTACGCAGACAATACATCTGCATCTGATACAACAACTCCTATAACATGGCTGATACAAGCAAGTTGTTACAATGGTGGAGCTATCAATAGAGGTAAATCTGAGGCTAATAATAGTGCATACTATCAATCAGTATCTTCATTTGTAGTGTACGAAATACAAAAATAACGGCTAAAGGAGGCCAAATAAAATGACAACAATATCAACAGCATTATCAGAGTTGGGTGTTACAGAGTGGGTACTCCGTGGCGAACCAACAACAGAAGCTGAGTTCACAACCATGTACGCCAAAGTAACAGGCGCAGATGCAAATGGTTCAGCTATTGAGAGCCAAGACCCATCTGATTGGGGTACAACTTGGTCGGCAGTATCAGCTAAGAAAGATGAACTTATTGCGGCTGAACCTATGAAGCTACTCAGGGCAGAACGTGATCGTTTGATTGCAGCTACTGATTGGTGGGCAGGGTCTGATCATACAATGACTTCTGCACAGACTGCATACAGACAAGCACTACGTGACATTACATCAAGTGCAACTTCACTAGATGATGTGACTTGGCCTACAAAACCATAAGGAGTAACTTATGACTAAAGCTAGACAATTAGCAGACTTGGGTAACGCCTATGACGATGGGGCTTTGTCGAACAGAAATCTTATAATCAACGGTGCTATGCAAGTGGCACAACGTGGTACATCAAGCAGTTTATCTAGTGGTGCAATATTTCTTATTGACAGGTTTCAAACTTATGAAGGTACAGGAGGTAGTCTTAATATAGAGCAGTCTACTACAGCACCTGATGATTTTTACTATTCATCAAAATGGACAGTTACTTCCGCAGATACTAGTTTAGCTAGTGGAGAACAGGCATGGGTACGCCAACGTATCGAAGGTAACAACATGGCGCACTTGGGGTGGGGAACATCTTCAGCTAAAACAGTAACTTTGTCATTTTGGGTAAGATCAAGTGTCACTGGAACTTTTGCAGGATCATTCCAAAACTCTGACGGAAATCGTGTCTATCCATACACATACTCTATCTCAAGTGCAAATACTTGGGAGCATAAGAAGGTAACTCTGACAGGTGATACTACAGGTACTTGGTTAAAGACCAATGGTAATGGCTGTACTATCTACTGGAGTTTTGGCATGGCTACTAATTTGCAAGGCACAGCAGGTGCTTGGGCGGCCTCTAGTGCAAGAACTGCATCTGGTGAAACACAGTTAATAGCAAACAACGGCGCAACCTTTTATCTTACAGGAGTCCAACTAGAGGTCGGCGACACTGCAACTCCATTCGAGCATAAAAATGTAGGACAAGAACTATTGGCTTGCCAGAGGTATTGTTGGAGGGTGACTAAAGAGACAACCTTTCATAATGTAGTGAATATGGCGGCTTATAATGCAGTGGTCGCTTACGGCGTTTTGAACTTCCCTGTAAAAATGAGAACAAGTCCCACGTTTACACATTCTGGTGTCGGGGACTTTGTTGTGACAGGGCAAGCCAACGATAGCTCCTGTACTAGCTTAGTAGGGTTTGAAATTGCGACAAATAATCTTCAACTAGGGGCTAACGGAAGTGGTTCACTTACGCAGGGCAGTGCCTACTGGGTAAGATTTACCAGCAGTAGCCCTACAGGTAGTGAGTTTTTTCAGCTTGATGCGGAGTTATAATCATGGAAAATCATATGAACATTACAACGGCACAATATATTGCTAACATGGGTAACAGCAACTCAGGCATCCACGCAACAATAGACGGACAAGAGATGTTTGTCCCACTAGACTCAGCCAATCGTCACTACGCAGAGATACTCAAGCAAGTCGAAGCTGGTACTTTAACTATTGCGGATGCTGAGTAAAGAAACTTTGAGGTTGACAACCGTAATCAACTTGGGGTATAATGGCAACAATAGACCAAATAAGACAAGCAGCTGAGACTGACTTAGCAACATTCATCAAACTGATAGCACCTGAACAAGTACTAGGGCAATGTCACGAAGATGTTTGTGATTGGTGGACAAGACCAGATCATAAGTCACATCAGTTATTACTGTTCCCTCGTGATCACGGTAAGTCAAGACTTATAGCTTATCGTGTAGCATGGGAATTAACAAAAGAACCAACTCTTAGAATCCTGTATATATCAGCAACAGCTAACCTAGCTGAGAAACAATTAGGATTCATAAAGGGTATCTTAACTTCTGAGATATACACAAGGTACTGGCCAGATCATGTCAATGCTGACGAAGGCAAACGTACCCGATGGACAAACTCAGAGATTATGCTAGACCATCCTGATCGTAAGAAAGAAAATGTTCGTGACCCATCTGTTTTTACTGGCGGCCTTACTACTTCTCTTACAGGGATGCACTGCGACATTGCTGTACTCGATGATATAGTCGTATACGAGAATGCGTACACAGGTGAAGGCAGAAATAAAGTTAAGAGCCAATACTCTCTTTTGTCATCCATTGAGGGTGCTGACGCAAAGGAGTGGGTCGTAGGTACTCGTTACCACCCAGCTGACTTATATAACGATCTTCTACAGATGACAGAAGACTTGTATGATGATGACGGTAATAAGACAGGTGATGACAACATTTATGAAATCTTTGAGAGGCCAGTTGAAGATAGTGGTGATGGTACAGGGCAGATGTTATGGCCTCGTACTCAAAGGAAAGACGGTAAGTGGTTCGGGTTCGACATACGAGTCCTAGCTAAGAAAAGAGGACAGTACTTAGACAAAGGACAGTTTAGAGCACAGTACTACAATGACCCAAGTGATCCTGATAATGTACCTGTAGGTCGTGATAAGTTTCAGTATTATGACCGTAAACACCTAAGACAAGACAATGGGTACTGGTTCTACAGAGACAATAAACTTAACGTATATGCAGCAGTTGACTTCGCATTTAGTTTATCTAAGAAAGCTGACTATACAGCTATCGTTGTCATAGGAATAGATGCTGAGAATAATGTGTATGTGTTAGATATTGACAGGTTTAAGACAGACCGTATATCTGATTACTTCCAACACATATTTGATTTGTCAACCAAGTGGTCATTCCGTAAGATGAGAGCTGAGACAACAGTAGCTCAGGTTGCAATCGTTAAGCAGCTAAAAGAATTAGTCAAACAACACGGTCTATCTATAAGTATAGAAGAGTACAGACCTAACAAGAACCAAGGTAATAAACAAGAACGTATAGCTTCAGCTTTAGAACCTAGGTACGACAACCTTAGTATGTGGCACTACAGAGGTGGTAATACTCAAATACTAGAGGAAGAGTTATCCTCTCGCAACCCACCACACGATGACGTAATCGACGCATTGGCCTCTGTGGTAGACATGGCTATAAAGCCCTCACGTAGTGTAAGACGTACACGAGATAACGTTGTACAATTTAATTCAAGATTTGGTGGAGTTTCCTTCTAATGGCTGGCACAACAGTTGACATCGAAAATATTATTAATCCCCACAGTGTAGCAGTTGACATTGCAGACCGTTGGACATCATGGAATAATTCTAGAAAACCTAAGCTAGAGGAATGGAAAGAGTTACGTAACTATATCTATGCTACAGATACTCGTACAACATCTAACTCTAAGTTACCTTGGACTAACAGTACGACAACACCTAAGCTGACACAGATAGCTGACAACTTACATGCTAACTACTTCTCAGCTTTGTTTCCACAGAAACGTTGGTTCAGATTCGAAGCTGAAGACCAAGAGTCTAACACTAAAGCTAAACGAGATGTCATCCAAGCCTATATGGATAACAAGGTTCGTCAGTCCAACTTCGAGAATACAACAAGCAAGATACTCAACGATTACATCCAGTATGGTAATTGCTTTGCTACTATTGATTTTGTCAAAGACTATACAACGTATGAGGATGGTGAAAGGGTTGTCAACTACATAGGCCCTAAGCTAGTACGTATATCACCTTTCGATATTTGTTTTAATCCATTAGCACCTGACTTCGATAACTCCCCTAAGATTGTCCGATCTATTATGACAACAGGTGAGATCAAACGTAAGATTGCTGAAACAGTTGACAACAAGTACATGGAAGAAATCTTCGATAAGATGTTGGTCAACCGTTCAGCTGCGAGTGGTAACGATGTTGACGTAGCTAAGTCACAAGCATTTATTGCAGATGGGTTCTCATCCCTACAGGAATATTATGAGTCTGAGTATGTTGAAGTCTTAACATTTTACGGTGACATATATGACCAAGATACTGATACATTCCACAAGAACCGTATCATTACAGTTGTTGACCGTTCATACATCCTCACCAATGAACAGAACCCTAGCTGGTTAGGTAAGTCACCTGTCTTCCATGCTGGTTGGAGAGAACGACCTGACAACCTATATGCAATGGGTCCTCTTGATAACTTGGTAGGTATGCAGTACCGTATTGACCACTTAGAGAACTTAAAGGCTGATGTCTTTGACCAGATCGCATACCCTATCCTTAAGATACGTGGTGACGTTGAGGACTTCGACTTTGAACCAGCTGCTCGTATCTACTTAGGTGATGAGGGTGATGTTGGTTACCTAGTGCCTGACTCAACAGCACTTAATGCTGACTTCCAGATTCAAGGTTTAGAGAACAAGATGGAGATGTTAGCTGGTGCACCTCGTGAAGCTATGGGTATACGTAGTGCAGGTGAGAAGACAGCCTTTGAGGTACAGTCCTTAATGACAGCTGCAGGTCGTATCTTCCAGCACAAGACAGCTCACTTTGAACGTGTGTTCTTAGAGCCAATCTTAAATACAATGCTAGAAGCTGCCAGACGTAACATGGACTATGCTGATACGATCAGAGTACTTAACGAAGACACTGGCATATTCTTCTTTGAGCAGATAACAAAAGAGGACATAGCAGCTAACGGTAAGATCATCCCTATGGGTGCTCGTCACTTTGCTGAACGTGCTCAACGTGTACAGTCAATCACACAGCTGTACCAACTTAAACTACAAGACCCAACCATTGCTGCACATATGTCAGGTAAAGAGTTTGCTCGTATCTTAGCTGATGAGCTAGGTGAACCAGCCCTGTTCTCTGAGAATATAACTGTCATAGAACAAATGGAAACACAGAAGATTGCTACAGAAGCTCAGGTTCAATTCGAAGAAGAACAAGAGATTGCAATCGAGAAGGGCTTATAAATGAAGTCAGCTTGGTTTAACAAATGTAAAACTAAAGAAGAGAAATTGGCAGTTCGTCAGAGCATCATGTCTAACCGTGAGAGCCTAGAACGCCTACAAGAGATTCTTGAGCCTATGCGAAAGGATACCCTACCTACAGCAGACTATGACAGCCCCTCGTGGGCTTATAAGCAAGCTGACAGGATAGGATACAACCGAGCACTAACCACTGTGCTTGATCTTATCAACTTAAACAAGGAATAATATTATGGTATTTACTGAGGGAACTGAAACCACACAGACCACTCAGCCAGAGCAAACACAAGAAGAAACCTCACCACAGGGTTCTTTTTTGTCAAAGCTCGTAGAGGCAAAGGGAGAGAACTGGAAAGACCCTGAGGTTCTAGCTAAAGGTAAAATTGAAGCCGATGGCTATATCCAAACTCTAGAAGGTCAGTTGACACAAATGCGTGAAGACTTGAAGAAGAAAGAGTATCAGGAAGAAGTTCTTGAACAGCTCCAGAAAAAGGCCACTGAATCTACTGCAGTGAATAATGGAGTGCCCAACAATAACAACAGTAACACTGACGGAGAGAACACCACTCGTAACATCAGTGAGGAAGACCTGAAGAGCCTTGTTGAACAGACACTTACTCAACGTGAAGCAGATGCTGTCACTAAGACAAATCTACAACGTGTTGATGAGGAACTTGACAAAAGCTTTGGCACTAATGCTGAAGAGGTTGTTAAGAAGAAAGCTGCAGAGTTAGGAATGTCAATGGATCGTTTAAGTGAAATTGCTTCTGAATCTCCTAACGCCTTCTTCACTCTGATCGGTGAACCTAAGCCAACATTTAACCCTATGGTTAACGGCTCAGTACGCACTGAGGGTGTCAACATGCAAGTCTCGACGGATAGAAATTGGCAATACTACCAGAAGCTACGTCGAGAGAACCCTAACCAGTACTATGAACCTAAAATGCAGCAACAACTATTACAAGATAGAATGCGTTTAGGGGATAATTTCGGTAACTAAACTCTAAGAAAGGACTAGCACAATGGCTGGTATGATTTCCTCAAATGCTGATACACAGCGTTTAATCAGGGCAGAGGTTTATTCTTCTGAACTAAAAGACATCCTTCGGGATGAAATGCAAGCACAAAAATACGTGCGTATGCTAGATGGATTCCCAGATGGTGATTCATTTACAATCCCAACAATCGGTAAAACTGTAACTGCTAACTACACAGAAGATACACAAGTTGCATATACACCGATGGACACAGCTGAATTTGCTTTCACTGTAGACCAATACCTACAGTCTGCGTCATACTTGACAAAGAAAGCTGCACAAGATTCATTCTATAGTGCACAATTGGAAGCTAGATTTGTTCCTGAGCAAGAACGTGCTATCATGGAACACTTCGAGTCAACAACATTCTCAGCACCAGAAGTAGGTGTGTCAGCTAACTCAGCAGAAACTCTTGATGGTGTTGCACACCGTATCTCAGGTGGTAATGCTGGACGTTTAGAATTAGCTGACTTCGCATTTGCTCGTTATGCCTTGAAAAAGTCAAACGTTGCAGATCGTGGTATGGTTGCTATTGTTGATCCATCAGCTGAATACATGTTAAACACATTAACTAACATTACTAACGTATCAAACAACCCTAAGTTTGAAGGTATTGTAAGTGCAGGTGTTGCAACAGGTATGCGTTTCGTAGCTAACGTATATGGGTTTGATGTATACACATCTAACTACTTGAAGTCAACAGTAGCTGACGCAGCNTTAGTAGAGAAAGATGGCTCAACAGCTAATGACTTCTCATCTAANAATGGTGTTGCTAACCTATTCTTCTCAGCTGATCCAACATCTAACCCATTNGTGGGTGCTTGGAGACAAATGCCAGAAGTTGACTATGAGTACAACAAAGACTTCCAACGTCATGAGTATGTTACAACAGCTCGTTANGGTGTTAAGAAGTACCGTCCAGAAGGTATCGTTACAGTAGTAACTAACCCTGACGTATAATTATCTATAAGGGGTGGGGCTTTAGTTAGCCCTACCTTACTTTTCTATTGACAGAAGTTTAAAACTACGGTATAATATATTTACCTTGGCAGGGCCAGTAGTATATACCCCTACGGAGAGATAACAATGGCTAACGTAAACCACAGTTCACTTACAGACCCCTACATTCACGAACCTAAAGGTACTGCAACGGCAGCTGCTGGTAGGGTATATGTAGCTAATGGTTCAGGGTCAGGTGCTTGGACAGCTAAAGAAACCTTAGTAGGTGAAACTCTTAACGGATACCTAGAGGATATCTCATCGGTTGAGACTGTACATATCCCAGTACCCTACGCAGGTACAATATCTAAAGTAATAACAGTTCTTGAAGGTGCAATCAGTTCAGCTGATGCCACAGTAGATGTAAAGAACTCTTCAGCTGCTTCTATGGGTACACTTACAATTACAGCATCAGGTTCAGCTGCTGGTGATGTTGACACCTTATCTCCTTCAACAAATAACACAGTTACAGCAGATAGTTTTATTACAGTATCTAGTAACGGTGCATCCACTAACCAAGCTAAACTAAGATTTACAATTGTATTGGATAGATCATAATGAAACGTACACTCCTAGAAATGGTTCAAAGCATTCTGAGTGATATGGACTCAGAGGATGTTAACGCAATAAGTGACACAATAGAAGCTCAACAAGTAGCTTCGGTAATTGAAGACGCATACTATAACATTGTATCAGCTCGTGACATACCTGAGCATAGGCAACTCCTAAAGCTTACCTCTTTGTCAGACAGTACAAGACCCACCCATTTTAAATACCCAGCTAACGTTAAGCAGATCGAGAGTATACACTACAATACATCAGCTGCAGGTTCTAGCTACAAGGCAATCTACTATATTGAGCCATTAGAGTTTATCCTTAAGATGGACGAACACTCACCTAACTCACTTAAGATTGCTGACAAACAGGGTAACACAGACCTGTTCGTTCTTAATGACATACAACCAACATACTACACATCCTTCGATGATGAACACATTGTAATGAACTCATATGACAGTACAATTGATTCTGTACTAGCAGCTGACAAGACAAGAGCATATGGTTCTGTTTATCCTACGTTCTCTATTACTGACTCCTTTGAGCCTGACCTAGATGACAACATGCTACCTTACCTTTTAGCTGAGGCTAAGTCTACCTGCTTCTCTTTATTCAAGAGTGGTTCAGACCCTAAGGTTGAGCAGTCAGCTAGACGTTTGAAAGCCTATGTGCAGAATGACATGCACAATACTAAGAAGGCAAACAAAAGACCAGTTTACGGGAGAACTTAATGTTAGAGTTCATTGAAGATACATCTAACCAAAGGTGTGTCTGTAAGTCAGATAAGATGGCAACCAACCTTATTATCGAAAAAGAACTAGGTGGATTTATATTCTTCATTGTCAAAGTAGAAGTAGGTACAGTACCTCACCAGTTAAACGGTAGGTACTCATCCATAGCTGAAGCTAAGAAAGCTGTCACGAAGTACTTGAGTAATAAAAGAGAGACTCAGGCAGTTCGGAGAGAGAACTTCAGCAAAGAGAGACAACAACGCAAGGCGGTAGAGAATGGCCCAAAGCTTAACACAAAAGACAGTTAACAACTTTGTCAAAGGTCTTATCACTGAGGCTGCTGAGTTAACGTTTCCAGAAGGTGCTTCTGTTAATGAGTTGAACTGTGATCTTCGACGTGACGGTTCACGGCGTAGGCGACAAGGTGTAGCTCTAGAGAGTAACAATGTTCTGTCATCCTTTACCATCAGTGACTCCGAAAGAGTTAACACAGGTAACTGGGTAAACGTTGGTGGTAATGCAGCTCTTGAGTTCTTAGTGGTGCAAAAAGGCAACACTCTATATTTTTATAATAAAGCTGAACTACCGTACTCAGCACAGATACAAGGTGGTACTGTTAACTTATCTTCTTATGAGTTCTCAGGTTCATCAGGTGCTAACAACTCTAACTGTCAGTTTGCTAGTATTAANGGTAACCTTGTAGTATCCTCAGCTGGTATCAATACTATTGTTGTGTCATACAATGGTTCTAGTATATCAGTATCATCCATATCGTTTAAGGTCAGGGACTTCGATTGGCAGGGTGACACAGATACTTATAGCACAGAAGACAACTCACCATCTGCAGCTCGTACATACGATGCTAAGAATACAGGGTGGGGACAGAGTGGTGGTCCATCTGATTTCACTAAGCCTCTGACACACCCTTGGTATGCAGGTAAGGATCAAGACGGTAACTACGACGAAGCTGAATGGGATAAGGTATTTGCTGGTACAACCTTAACTGGTAATGGTCACTTCATACTAGACTTCTTTAGTAAAGTACGTAGTGGTCTAGCTACTGAAACAGAATCATCTCGTTTTAAATCCGTTGCATCATTCTCAGGTCGAGTGTTCTATGCAGGTCTAACAAGTGCTAAACATGCAGGTACAATCCTGTTCTCTCGTCTTGTTGAAGACACAGAGGACTTAGGTAATTGTCACCAACAGAACGATCCAACAGCTGAGTATTTGTCAGACCTGTTAGATACTGACGGTGGTGTTCTAAACATACCAGATGCTGTTAACATACAGCTTCTATATCCTTTCCGTTCATCATTATTTATCTTTGCGGAGAACGGTGTGTGGCAGATTACAGGTGTTGATGGTATCTTCTCAGCCACAGCTTACGGTGTTAACCGTGTGTCTAACATAGGTTTACTTAATCCACAAACATTTATTCAAGCTGAAGGCTTACCTTTCTGGTGGTCACGTTTTGGTATTCATACACTAAACATTGACGAAGTATCAGGTCAGGGTTCAGAACAGAATATAACCATACCAACAATACAATCCTTTTGGGATAAGATTTCTACAGAAGCTAAGTCTAAAGTCACAAGTGTATATGACAATATAAACAAGAAAATATATTGGGCATATCCTGACAATGAGGAANCTGTAGAGGCTAAGTTAAACAACATACTTATCTTAGACCTTACACTACAGGCTTTCTACCCTTGGAAAATAGCAGATGAAGCCTCTAACTCAGATGCTGTTGTAGCCCTATCATTCTACTCAGGGTTTGGTGCAGCTGAACTTGGTTTAGATGTCATTACCTCATTGGG